TGACCACTTATTCTTACTATTTTCATAGTAATATAATTCATTATATATGACTTCCTTGTTATCGTCAATAGGGTTTTTGAAATAAACCTTTATATCATCAAACAAGGGGTCTTCAAGTAACGATACGAACTGCATCTTTTGAATGTAGTTAACTGTATCGTCTACAGTGTATTTAGTGCGATAGAACTCTGTTCCTTCATAAACATTTCCTACACTATCGAACTCAGGGTCTAATGCATCGAACCCTACTAGAGTAATCTCTTTGTATCCATTGTAAGCTGCATATCCTAATGCACTGATACCACAAAAAGTGTTCTTGAGCTTCTCAAAATTATACATAATAATGTTATCACCCGAGGGTACTATATTATAGCAAGTGAAATATACATCTTCACCCTCTCCCTGAACAACAAAATGTGTATCTTCCTCGGTTCGATTATCAAATCTATTTGCACCCATCATACCATACATGTCATAGATGGACTCGAAATCTTCTATAGGCATCGGTGACCAATCAGCCACTGCAACCTTTCCTTTATCTAAACACCCATCTACAACAGCTCGGTGTTGAACGGGAATGTCATGTACGAATAATATATCAGGAGTATGATCTCTGTATATACCATTACATCCCCAACACTCTTCAAAAGAGTTTAGATCATATTGTTTACGACTTGGGCCGTTACCTACTATGTGGAGCATAAGTCTATTAGTTTCCTCTTATAATCTTGTTGTGGGTAGGATAAGAAAGCTTTGTATTTGTTTATCTTGTTGTGGACTTCGGGATAAACGATCTTCTCTTGTATGAGTCTTTCCCAGTCTGTACTGAATCCAATTATCTCATCCATAATACAAAGTGTTTCTAAACTTATCTCTTTACCTAAGTATGCTTTTAATAGTCTAGGATGTTGTCCCTTGTTTACCTTAAGTAAAGTATTGATCTTGTATTTTCTAATTTGGTCTGATACTTCTGTCTCAAACATGTAGGAAAGTTTCTGTTGTCTTTTCTTCCACTCCATGTATCTCTTCTCACATTCATTCTCTAGAAGATCACCAGCCCATAGATCATAAACAGATAGATTTGCAATGTAGAAATCTTGTAGATTCTGTTTATACTTTTTGTATAACTTACCAAAGTGATACTTATCTTTTCGTTTAACGAATGAGTTTATATCTGCTTTGACTTTACCGTTGTACTTAACGAAATTGTAGTCGGTAGAATAGAAGTGTAACTTTATACCAAGATAAAGTGTGTATGCATCATATCCTTCACGACTCGTCATTACTTAACTAACTGTATGTTAGTTGTAGCTTCGGTATGTGCTTTAGATACATCCTTATTTGTTGGAATAACATAAACGATGTTTCTGAACACCACTTGCTCAGGATTAGCTTCACCTGTTACTGCAACACCGTGTGCAAATCCCATACCTTTCTCTGATTGAACAACCATTCGTGGTTTATTGAGAACCACGGTTGCATCTTCAAACGAATCGAGTATACCAACATACTCACCACTGATTGTAACCACTGTTACGACATCACCTTTTTCCATTATTTCTTCTCCGTAAAGAAACCAGCCAAGGTTGACTGACTTCGTGTATGTCTATTAATCATGTTGAGTTGCTCTGCTTCAGCTTGCAGTTTTTCCTTAAGTGGTGTAGAGATTAATCTCTTTGCACTCTCAGGTTCAACCTTATTGACCTCACATACTTTTATTATTGCTGACATTACATCGGGAGTACCTTTACCTTTTGCAAGTAATCTCTCGACCTGTTCACTGAATTCTTTTCTTGTAATCATTATACTCCATATAAGTTTTCGTATTGCTTTCTCAATTGTAGTAGGTCTTCGACATAATCTTTCGGGTCACATACAAACATTTGAAATGAATTAGAACCTTCGACTGCAACAATAGCTACACATTCTTCAATCCCATGTCCAGTTAATTCCTCGACCATGATTGAGTATGCAGTCATTTGTAGAAACCAAGACTCTGCCATGTAGTTCTCTTTTGGTTTTGAACTAGACTTAAAGTCTATGATACAAAGTTTACCATCGAACATTCCTACACAATCCACTCGTCCAGCCATCTTAAGATAGGTTGAATACATTGGAGCTTCTAATGCAAGTGGGACAACCTCATCCAATACTGGTCTTACTGCACTGAACATTTGTTCTTGTAAGATGTTCTCAAACTCAATGAAGTCTACTTCTTTCCTTAGATAATCCTCAACATGTTGATGGAATTGTGTTCCTCTTTTTGCAGCTGAGGTAGAGACTTTATTTGCTTCTTTCTCTCCGACTCGTTCACGCCACAATCTAATTTGTTCTTTATTCTTAAGACCAACTACGGTGGTGACACTTGGATATGCCTCACCTTTATCATCGATATAGAATCGATTTCCGTCTCTAGTCTCTGTTTTTAAATCTAAACTTTCTAGATCAGTAATCTCTAGTAATGATGTTCTTACTACGGTCATAGTTTCTTTCCTTTGGACTGGATGTCCATATGTTTCTTAATGGTTTGTACAGATTTCTCTCTCTTAATATCTTTACTACCATGTCGTTCATGAACAACCGAGCCTGGATGTGCATCACCAATCTTTGATAATACTTCTTTCATACCATCATCAGTTTTAACTCGATCACCAGTACCACCCACTATTTGTGGTGCAGAAACTTGTTGTTTAAGATGGGGATTGTTTAGTTTGAAATCGTCAAGGTCTCTCCAAGACATTGTGTATTCAATTAACTCACCAGTCTCTTCATTATAAAAATCGTATCTAGGCATATTGTTCCATAAAGGTAGGGACTTTCCTATCAGTCCATTTTGCAAAGTCTTTCTTGTAGATTGCATAGTATTTATGATACGCTTCTAGACTGCAATCTGACTTGACATCCTCTGGCATTGCTTGAGTCGGTTGATAGAATGGTTTGTTATCTATGTTCTCAGGAACCTTAGTAAGTATCTTAGAAAGTTTCTGATAAGTTAGATGGACTTTACCATATCTGTATGTATACTCAAAACAAAGTTGTTGCCATAGTTGTAATAGGAACTGATAATTGTAAACTGAATCACGAACCCATTTACCACTAGGATGGTTTACATGTGAAGCTTTGTATAAAACATTTTCCATAACATAGTTAGGATGTTTCCATCTTTGAATTCTACGACCACCTAGAGTCTGACTGACATAAGGTTTACCATCTAGAACTCTATGTGCTGTTGAGAGTAATTGTGCATACTCGATAATCATCTTGCATACATGTTTATCACAATGCAACTCTGCACATTTAGTTGGGTCTTC